ACGATTTTTGCAACAGAGCCATAGCGTTAGGATCGGGTTCAAACCATCGCGGATGCCGCTCAATGCCAACGAACCGCTCCGGAAACAGCTGCATCAACGAATTCGGCAGGCAGCGCTTGTGGAACTCGATCGCCGAGCAAAACCTCTCAACCGGATCCCGCCAGAAGGCATAGATAGCCGTTGGTGAGATGCTCTTCCCAGGGAACTGCTCCTCAGCCAACCTGATCGCTTCCGGCAATGTGGGGTGGCGTCCCATCTCGCCAACCAGATCAACCCCGATCTGGCCAAGGACAGCCCTAGCCGTTTGCGATCCGTTCTTTGGCACGCCGATGAACAGCGTCTTGCGGTCATGCGAAATGATCATGGGTCAGATCCCGGTCGTGGCGTTGGTGTAGGATCCGGCTGCAAAGCTGTAGGTTGGGGTCCCCGCGGTCAGAGTGCGGCTCAGCAACGAGAAGCTGCGGAATGTCAGCGACCAAAAGGTGGTTCCAATACTGGGCGACGACGTGTTGTAGGTCACGCCCTGCGTCGAGGCCCCAGCCACTGACCAGGTGCCGGTCTTTGATCCGTCGATTGGCACTTTGAAGATGGCGCCGCACAGATCCATGTACCCGTAGGGCGAGAAGTCCATCATGGTGTAGATGGAGAACACCATGGCCGTCGAGCTAACCGCCAGGCCCGTGAGGCTGAAAGAGTTCGCGCCATTGCTCGTGTCCAGGCTGACGGTGCGGGCCAGCAACAAGGTGCCATCGATCGAAAACTGATAGATGTCCGCCCCGGCATAGATCGGCGCAAAAACCCGCAGACTGCCGTCTGGCCCGAGGCTCACCGACCCACTGCCGTAGCTGGAAGGCAGGGACAGCTGCCACTGGATCACAGCGCCAGAACTGATCTTGAGGAGGCTCAGCGTGCCGTTGATGCCCGCGAGCCAGTAGATGTTGTTACTGCTGTCTACCGCAACGCCATAGCCGTAATCATAGCCAGTACTCCCGATCGAGCGCTGCCAGCTGACCGAGGGGGTGGCAGTGCTGATGACGTTGATCAGGGCATCGATGTTGCCCGCTGTTGACGTCGAGGTATTGCCAGAGAGGACCAGCAGGCTGCCGTCCGGGCTCAGCGCCATCTGGCTGGCATATTCGTTGCCGGAGCCGCCGATCGAGCGCTGCCACAGCAGGGTGCCGGCGCTGTTGTATTTGGCAATCAGAGCATCGGCATTGCCGGAGCCACCGCTCGATGTTGAATAGCCGGCCACATAGACGTTGCCGGATGCATCGACCGCCGCATTGTACCAGATTTCCTGGCCGGAGCCGTTGAGGCTGCGCTGCCATTGCAGGGTTCCCGAGGTGTCGAGCTTGGCCAGCCAGCCATAGTAGTTGCTCGAGTAGTAGGCCCCGGCAAGGTAGACATTCCCGCTGGCATCAATCCAGCCCCCGTTGATGAAAGGCCCAGAGACGTTTCGGGCCCATATGAGCGCGCCGTCACGGTCCCATTTGAAGACCGCGCTCGTGGCACTGGCGTAGATGTTGCCGCTGCTGTCAGTGCCCAGGATCAGGAAATTGACCACGGTCGAGCCAAAGGTCGCATACCAGAAGCTCTCGTTCGACTTTCCGTAGAGGTTGGAGAGCGAGATCGGCCCGGATGCGACACCAGCCAGCGTACGGACTGCCGCCTCGCCGAGTGAAGTCGTGGTAGTCGATGTGCGGCCTAGTTCGACGGCGACGTTGCCAAGCGAGATCGGCCCCGAACTCTGCAGGGTCATGGTTGGGCCTCGAGGCGATCGACCTTGTCGGCCAGGTCCTTCACGGCCTCGATCAGTACGCCGACGAGATTGCCATAGGCGACAGATAACAGACCATCTTCATGGGTCATGACCGCCGCGGGCACAATGGCTGCCAGTTCCTGGGCGATAAGACCAACGCCGCGATTGCCTGTGTCGCGCCGACTAAAGGTAACACCACGAAGTTTCCGGACCCGGTCCAGAGCGCCAGTGATCGTCTCGATGTCCGTCTTCAGGCGGGCGTCGGAATAGGCCGTGATATCGCCGGTCGCGGTAATCGAGCCAGACACGGAAATACTGCCGGTAAAGCTGTCGCCGGCCTTGTTGGCAGGCGTATAGCCAAGAGCGCTAGTGACATCGCCGGAGGTCATCGATGAGCCCGCGGTGACCCGCCCTTTGGCATCGACCGTGACCTTGAGATAGGTTCCAGCCGTCACGCCGCTATTCGCCAGTGTTGCGGCAAATGACAGAGCCGCCGAGCCGTCAAATGCCGCGCTGGTGCCGGTCACATCGCCGGTCAGCGTAATGGTGCGCCCAGTCGCCCACCTGGTCGCTGTCGCGGCATTGCCGGTGCAGGATCCTGACGAACCGGTGATCGACCCACTGGCCGTGATGTAGCCGCTGGGGTTAGTCGAATTGTACGGCGTGAACCCGAGCGCGGTCGTCACCATGGCCGAGGTCAGATTGCCAAAGCCCACCTGTACGACAGTGCCGCCCGCTGTCTTCGAATAGAGCTTCTGATCCGCCAGGTTGACCGCAAGTTCCCCCGCCTGGAGCGATCCCGCTGCAGGGACGCTTGAAGCGGTCGAGGACCGTTTGAGCAGGATGGTGCTCGGCATCAGAAGGTTCCACCATCCAGCGTCACGCCATCAATCGAGCCACCGGTGATGGCGACGTTGCTCGCTGCCTGCGTCGACATTGTGCCGAGCCCGGAGATGTCAGAATTGGGAATGGTCGCGGACGCCGTGAACGCCGCTGTGCCGTTGCCCTTGAGGTAGCCGGTGAGCGTGGTGGCCCCCGAGCCGCCTTTGGCCACGCCAAGCGTGCCGCCGATGTTCCCCAGCGTCAGGTTGGCCTCGTTGACATCGACGGTGGGATTGCCGGCCACGCCGTCACCATTGGTCACAGCGATCTTGTTGGATCCGGCGGTGAGCGTCCGTCCGGTGACAGTGTCTGCAGCTGTCCGGACGACCAGGCCGTTCGTTGCGAGGTTGTGGAGCGCAAGGGCTTGGCCCGTCAGAGCGATGCTGTCGGCTGCAACCGAGATACCGGTCCCGGCGCCCACATCAATGGTATTCCCGGTCTTGGTAAGGCCAGCCCCGGCAACGATCTGTCCGGCACCGTTGAACTGGACGAAGGTAATGGCCGTGGTACCGAGCGTGCCGCCCGCATCGACGGTGCAGAGAAAGCCAACGTCCGCATTGACCGTGCCCTGTTCGACGAACAGGTAGGCCGCCACATGTTCGGCCCAGGTCGAGAGGTCATCTGCCCGGGCCCAGGCACCTGCGGCCACGACATAGACGCCATTCGTAGACGGGGTTGTCTGATCCTTCACCAGCACACGATCGCCCGCAACAAGCGCCACGCCGTCGATAGTCATGGCACCCGACAGGGAGGCGATGTTGGCGGTAGTTGCCGCCTTCACAGAGGCCTTCGGATCAAGGCCCTGGACCGTCAGATCGACGTAATTCTTGGTGGCCGCATCTTGCGCAGCGGTTGGATCAGCAAGGCCAGTGATCCGCTGGCTGTTCAAGGCGACCGCAGCCGTCGGAGCCGCCATCTGGTCGAGACGGTTCGCACGCACCCGAACGTCGGTGTAGTAGAGGTTCGTGCCTTCGGAGACGTCAGTCGTGGTGAGCACAATCGCACCGGTGCGACCTGCAACCGAGGTGACCGGAAAAGTGATTGCGACATTGCTGGCGGCGGTCACGCGCCCCTTGGCATCTACCGTGACCTGACCAACCTGCGTGGCTGAACCATAGGTCCCGGCGGTCACACCGCTATTGGCAAGCGTTGCCGCAATCGTCGCATTGGCGCTGCCATCAAAGGAAACGGTGCCCGTAACATCACCCGACAGCCCCAGCGTGCGGGCGGTCGCGAGCTTGGTTGCGGTGCCGGCATTGCCATCGATCGATCCGGAAATGATCGAGCTGAACGTCTTGGCCCCGGCGATGGTCTGGGCGCCAGTCGTGGCGACAAATGCGCCAGAGCCGCCGATGGCGATCACCGAGGTCGCTGTACCTCCAGCGCCGCCCGTCCCGGTGCCATAATAGAGGGTGTTGTCCTGTTCGTTGAACGCCAGCTCAGCATTGGCGAGCGACGCGGGAGCGCCGGCCGCACCGCCTGCGGCCCGGCGCTTGATACGCAGGGTATTGGACATCAGAAATTACCTCCGTCGACCAGTCTGGTCGCCTTCTCGTTGATCCATGTGTTGGTGGGGGATGAGTATGTGAGGACGTCGCCGCCCTCGGGCAGACTAAGCGCCACATCGGACAAGTCCGTGAGCGTGCTGAGCGGCCCGGGCGGCCCTGGTGGGCCCTGAGGTCCGGTGAACCCACGCGGCCCCGAGATCCCGGCGCTCGACACATCAAGTGTGACGCTGGTGCCATCGCTCTCCACGAGGATGGTCTGAACCGCCTCGACGATCTGCAGCGCGGACGTCATTCGACATCAAACGTGAGGGTCGGTAGAACCTCACGCTCCCCGCTGTCGTTCTCAAAGCCCAGCGTCAGCCAGACCTTGCCTGCCCCTGCATGGAGGGGTGCTGTCTGCTCGTCGCTCCAGAGTACTTCAATCTGGCCGCCGCTGGGCGGGGGCAGGATCGACAGCGACGGCGGCGCGATATTGGGGCTCTGATCGATGACCATGAGCGTGAGGCCCGAAAGGTCCCGGGCGAGCCCTGCAGTCTGGTCGACAAAGAAGGTGGCGCGCACGCGCTTGGTGCCGCCCCGGCGGATGGTCAGCCTGGTCATGCCTGCACCTGTCTGGGAAATAGAGTGGCGGAGACCGAAGCCTCCGCCGAAGTGGATCAACCGATCCGGGCTGTGGCCGTCTTGCGGAACACGACGCCGCCAATGCCGGTCAGGGCCAGTACAACGGTCAGGACATCCGTCTGATCGAGGCCTTGCGGCAGGATGCCGAGCGTGCCGGCTGCGCCCCAGAGGCTGCCGATGACGCCGGTCCAGATGGCCTTCGAGGTCCACCAGGGTTTCAGGTCTTCCATGTAACTTCTCCAATAAAAAACCCGCCAGAAACGGCGGGCGGACGATCCGGCTGCTTGGGCACAGCGGATGAGGGATGATGTCAGGCTTCGTTCACCGAGAGAGCGCCAGTTGCGGCAAGTTCGACCGGCTTCGCTGTTGCGGGCGCCGCCTTGTAGACGGGGCGGCGCACGGCAATGCAGCGGTCCTTCGCGATGCGAGTGATATTCACGCCGTCGGACTGGTTGCCGCCCAGCACGTGGAAGGCGCCGTAATCCTCGCCGATGTAGATCCCGACATGGCCAGAGGTCTCGCCGCGGCGGAACACCAGCACATCACCCAGCTGCGGCTTGGCGCTCCCGTCCTTGCCAAAATTGACCCAGCTACGCGCCCAGAGCGGCTGTGTTGGGAGCGCCTTGCCGGCGCGCTTGGCGACAATGGCCACGAACAGCCCGCACCACGGGATCTCGTCATGATTGTAGACCTTGGCGAGCCCAAGCTCTTTGGCCCAGCCAAGGATCACCGGGTTGTCGGCCGGACCCCGGGCCTCGATGGTGCCGTAGAGCTTGCGGGCCTCTGCCACCATCCGGGGCAGCGGCTGCAGGTCATCAATCCAGCCATAGGCCGGAGGAAGCGCGTTCATTCCTGTTCTCCTGAGATTAGCGGCCTTCGAAGCCCTTGATGGCCGCGAAGATGACCGCGAAGGCCGTGACGAGGGTCGAAAGCCACTTCACAAAGCGGACCACACCCGTTGCCGTATTCCAGGCGTCGAGCAGGTCCTTCAGCTCCTTACGTACGGCCTTCAGCTCTTCCTGGACGGCTTCGAGGTCAGCGCGAATGAGCGCCATTTCCACGGCGGGATCCTGTTCAGACATAACGGGCCTCAGCGAATGGTGCAGATGATAGCGATGCCGCCTGCCGCCAGATCGACGGCGTAGCCGGGCATTGGATTGAAGTCGGTCCGTCGCTGCCAGGGGCCAGTCGCGTAGTGGGCAAACAGCGCGGCCTCGGTGAGCACGGTCGGCTCAGTCGTGACTTCGAAGCGGTAATTGGTCCCACTGGACCGCCCGAACCTACGGATGACGCAGCAGAGCTCGAAGCCTTCGAGAAAATGCCGGGTGAAGGTATCGCGGGGCAGATAGCCGCCGCCATTTTCGACGTTGTGGCAGCCTGCTGTCCAGCGCTGCGTGAGTTCACCATCGGGGCTGGTAAAAACGTAGTCGGCTGCGCCCGCTACCGCGACCGAGACATGCTCGTAGAGATCCCATTCGACGCCAGCATCATACATGTCGCCGATGGTCCGGTTGTCAATGGGCGGCACGAAGATCTGCGGCGTCCAGAGCCGCCAGCTTCCCTGTGGGCGGACGTAGGTCGTGCCATCCTTGAAGAGGCTGTAGCGGATCTCAAGATCCTCGTTGATCGGGAGCACGTCTTCTCGCGCTGTCGGATTGATGTGCTGGTACATTCTTCACTCCAAAACCACATCGACCACCTCGAAGCAGGTGTGCGTACCTGACTGTGTGCCTGAGGTGCCGAGGGCCAAGCCCCCTGAACTCGCAGCAATCTGGAAGGTGTTGGTCGCAGCGTTAACGACGAAATAGACGGTATTCGCGCTGATCCCGCCGGGAAGCACTCCGGTCGTCTGGAACAGCACGCGGGCTCCGTTTGCCAAGCCGTGGCTCGTTGCGGTGACGGTCGCAGGGCTTGCGATGTTGATCGTTGGATTGAGCGGTGTGCGCCCACCCGTCTTGTTGCCCGGCGTCGCTGTCGCGGCCTCGAAACGGGAGTAAATGTCCCAGTAGACCGTCTGAGTTCCCGACTGCGATCCCGACAGGGTGATCGCGGCCCCGCCCACCGTCGCGGCCACCTTGAAGGTGGTCGCGGTCACGTCGCGGGCATAATATTTGGTACCTGCGACCAGTCCTGTCGGAAGCGTGCCGCTGCTCGAAAACTTGATGGGCGTGCCTGCCGTGATCCCGCTCGTCGAACTCACTGTGAACGTGGCAGTCGAGATGGTGATGGTCACGGACTGGTTTGAGGCAAAATCCTGCGTGTAGGTGTCAAAGCTGTATTTGGTCCCGCCGAGGGTTATTGCCGTCGCAAATCCCGCCGGTATGTCGCCTGAAAACTGCAGACCAACGGGCCAACTGGTGCCGACATTGTCCTCGACCGAGTAAATGGCCTGGACCAGCTGCCCTCTAAAAGAGGTGGGACTGAGCACGCCGCCCATATTGTAGAGGATGCCGAGAGACCCGAACCCATAGTAGATCCAGTAAATGCCCTTGAAGCCTCCGTTCGCGTAGCCAACAGTCATCTGGTAACGGCTAGCGCCGCCCGCAGCGAGCAGCACCCCAAGCATCCCCGGCATCAGCTGATCCCGGTGCCTGAGACGAACCAGATGTTGGTCTCAACCTTGATGAGCGTGGCGACCCCGCGCACTGCAATCGTCCGGTTGCCGGTGCTGGTGGTGCCTGCCTGACAGAGCGTGACGCCAGAGCCCTGCGCGATGGTGATGGCCGATGCGCCGTTATTGACGATGGTGACGGTCGTCCCAAGCGGAAAACCGACCGTGCCGTTGGGGGGCACCGTGATCGTCTGGGCCGCAGAGTTGAGCGAGTAGATGTGCTTGCCGTTGTCGGCGGCAACCAGCTGGTAGGACGCACTCTGCGCGTTTTGAGGAACTTCCCGAAACCCGATCGACCAGGCTGAGCCGCCCGCATCATTGACGCTCGATCCGGTCGCGGCGCCCGAGATGGTTTTGTTCGTGAGCGTCTGGCTGTCGGTCGTGCCGACCGCTGCACCTGCAGGAGCCGCCTTGCCTGACCAGGATGCGAGATTGGCGCTGTAGGCCTGGACATCCGAGCCGATCCCAAGACCGAGATTGGTGCGCGCGGTCGCCGCATCAGCGCCGCCGGTGCCGCCGTTGGCAACTGCCACTGTTCCGCTAATCTTGGAACCGGCGAGCGAAGTGATCCATGCGGGATCGGCATAGGTGCTGGTCGTCAGCACGGCATTGCCGGACACCGAAGGGGCCGACAGAGCGACCGTCCATGCAGCAATCGTGCCGCTGCCGCCGACCATACTTACTGTGACCGTAAGCGCGCCGGTGCCAGTTGTGTAGGCGCTGATCTGGCCATGCATCCAGTTGGCAGGCGTTGCCGTGCTGGTGATCGTCACCCACTGGCCCACGACGAACGCCTTGCCGGTCTGAACGGTCAGCGATTTCGAACCCGTCCCGATGACCAGCGAGGTCGTGCTGGTGGCGCTGGTGCCCGGTGCATTGACGGCAGTCGAGGCACTGGCGGCCGCGTTGCTCGCATAGCCATTGACCTCGACGGCGAGGGCATTGGCCTCGGTGCCGAAGGTTGGCAGCGCGCCGAGAAAGGCATCCGCACGCGCAGAGAAGTTCGCCGCATCCGTCCGAGACGGCGGCGTTGGCAATGCTGTAATAGGCATGAAATTACCCCTCAGGGTGGATCAAGTGAGCCCTTCGATTGTCAGGCTGCAGTAGCTGACGGTCGGGTAAGCAAGGTCGATCGAGAACTCTTTGTAGAAGCCGTAGACGGTGAGGCTCTCGAAGCTCTCGGAGCCGATCCACAGCACCGGTGTAGCCCGCAGTGCTGCAAGATTGCGGTGGACGTCATCAATCGCGCTGGTCTGCATGACCACGCGGGCGGTCATGCGCTTGGCAAAGGCCCGCTCGACCACCGAGGTCACCCCGAACTGATCGATTTCCTTGCGTGAATAGTCGATGATGCCGATATCCGCGCCATGCTCGGTGTCGCCAAGCGTGAACTGGCGGCCGAACAGCAGCGTGCCGCAGGAGACGATATCCGCCGGGTTATCCCGGGCGATGGTGACCGAGAGCACGCCGCTCTCGTAAACCGGCACGTCGAGGAACAGCAGGCTTGATTTGCGCCCGACCGGCTCGAAGAACCATGAGAACCAGTTGTCGATGGCTGTGCCGCCGACATTGAAGCTCTGGGTCTTGTTGTAGAGCTGCGTTCCAGAGACGGTGAGCGTTACAGTGGCGCTTTCGGCATCGGTGTCGATCAGCGCCACGCCGTCTGTTGCCCCGGGGGCCAGCACCACCTGCAGCGTGCTGGTGCGGGTGGTTGCCGTCCCGACACGGGCATCGAACATGGCCCAGCGGTTGGTCGGCCCCAAGTCGAGCCACTTGGTCGGATCGGTGGCCGGGTTCACGCCCGTAGATGCCGCCAGGGCTTCGTACTTGCGGTGCGTCGAGGTCAGGATCACCCGGGCGCCGACGGCATAGGCCGTGCCTGAACCCCAAGCCGAATAGTCGTTTTCCGGGGCCGTGCTGCTGGTCAGCATGGCATCGGTGAGCGTGGTCGGCCGGATCAGCTTCATGCCGCCGTCCTCACTGCCAGCGCATCGCCGTCCGGGGTTACACGTTCGAGGATGCGGGCGGTCTTGCTGGTGCCGGAGGCAATGGTGGCAGAAGCAATACGCTGCTCGTCGCGAAGGTCGGAGAGCTCCTGCTTTAGAGACGCCAGCCCATCGATCAGCACGGTCGCGCTGTCATTGGCCGACGTGGTCGCTGTCGCCGTCTGGGTGGACGCGAACTGCTCCCACCAGCTCGGGCTGGTCGAAGCCGCCACGGTCGCCGCAGTATCGGCTGGCAGCCCGGCCATCGCATTGACGATCGCCACCGTCTGCTCGAGACTGGCTGCCGTCTGCCCCTGAATGCGGGCGAAATCCTGCGCGGAGGTGGCCGCATCGGCGGCTGCGTTCAATAGGGTCTGGCTGAGCCCGGGGAGAGACTTGGCCGCCTCCTGATCACCGCTGCGTGCCGCAAGGGTTGCCGCGTTGAACTCACTGAGCGCCTGCGCGTAGGTCTTGGTGCCGCCATCCATGCTGCCACGGATCCGGGCAACTTCAGCGAGCAGACCGTCGGTGATCTGCGTCCAGGCCGAGCGCAGCTTTTCGGCAGCAGCGGCAGCTTCATCGGCGGCCTTCTGCTGGTCCTGCAGCGCCCAGATCTGTTCCTGCAACGCCCGGTTGCTCTCATCGAGTTGGGCAAGATCGAGGGCGCGCAGCGCCGCCGTATTGCCCTGGAGCTCGAGCAGCTGGCGCTCAAGGCCAAGGCGCTCGTCAACGATGGCGGCTGCGCTCGCCGCATCCTGCGCAGCGCCGATCAAATCGGCAAAGGCAGGTGCCAGCTGGATCAGCGCGACATAGGCCGCGCGCCCAGCCTCGGTGGTGAGGTCCTGCGCATCGACCAGCGCGCGGAAACCCGCGATGCTGTCCGGAAGCGTCAGGCCGAGGCTGCCAAAGACCTCGTTCATCTGCGCCGTCAGCGCGGCGGTCTGCTCGGCCTTGGTGTAGAAGAGCGAGAAATAGTCGCTGGTCGCCGACGCCATGTCGCTCGCCGAGCCGAACAGGTCGAAGAGGTTCATCTTGGCAGAAAGGCTTAGCCCCTCGACCGAAGTGCCGAGCAAGGAAAGCGAGGAAGTCACCGCCTCGATGCTGGAGGCGACCCGAACCAGCGTCTCGAAATAGCCTTCGCCCACCTTCTGGAACTGTTCGAGGCCCGGGATCGCTGCCCGCGCGATGCTGTCGGCAGCAGCCCCGAAGACGGCGGTCAGCTTCTCCTGGATCTGCTCGCCGGTAAGGCCCTTCAGATCAATCTTGCCGATGTTGACGACAAAGCCAGCGAGCCGCGACTGCACCGCATCCAGTGACATACCCAGGGGCCCTGCGGCAGCCGAAATGGCGTCATAGAAGCCCGAAAAGATCAGGCTGAACTGCTGCTCGAGTTCCGCGCTCGCCGCAGCGTACTGGGTGGAATAGCTCGAGCCCACGCTGATCCCGAAGAACTTCTTCGTCTTTTTGATGTCGGTGTAATAGTTCGCGTCAAAACCGCCCGAGAGGATCGAGCCGAGCGACTGCGCGCCGCCGTAGATGCCCTGGCCGACGATGCTGGTCTTTGTGCCAAAGAGCGCATTGACGATGCTGCCCAGCACCTTGCCAAGCCCGCCCAGAAGCTTTGCCCCCAGGAAGCCGATGGCCGAACCGATCGGCCCGGCAATGGCAAGGCCGATGCCAGCACCAATCATGGATCCGGTCTTGCCACCGACGAAGTTCGAGACGCCGGTGAGCGCCGAGGTCAGCCCGCCGAGAATACCCGTCGCCTTGGTCCCGGTCTGGATGCCGGCAGCCGAGGCATCAAAGCCATTGGTGCGGATGATGAGATTGGTGAGTCCGCCGATGTTGGCTTCGATGTTCTTGAGCGAAGCCAGCATGGCAGCGGAATAGCGCATGGTCAGCGTATCGACCTCGCGCAGGTGGTCGATGGATTTAGAGATGCTCTCGGACTTCGCCGTGCTGTCCCCGAACACCGTGCCGGTGCCGTCGTTGGTGACGGGCGGCTTGGCGGAACCGCCGAACGCCCCGGAGATGGCAACACCCAGCGAAGCGATCACCCCGGCCGTGACAGCACCTGCGGCAATGTTGAGCGGAAACGGCAGCGACCGGATGGCGTTCACTACCGCTTCCACTGCCTTGATGCCGGTCGTGATAATCGAATTGCCCTGTTCAACCCCGGCGCGTGCGGTGTCGGAGGCAGCCATGGCGGTGTCGCTGGTGACCTTGGCAGCAGTCTGCGCACCAATGAGGCCGATCTTCACTGCGGCATTCTTGATCGCGATCGCCAGCTCGAAGGCGCGGAAGACCTTCTCGGCCGCCAGCATCGCCTTGTAGCCGTCCGAGCCTTCCTCGAAGAACCCCTTCGCTGCGGACGCAAGGTTCCCGTAGTGGTTGATCTCGGCCGAAGCCTGCGCCGCACGCGCGTCAGCATACTGGAACGAGGTCTTGCCGTATTCGCGCTCCGCGTCTGCGGCTCGCTTGGCAGCTGCTGCCTGGGCCGAGGCAAAGCGCGTGATCTCCACAGTGATGCCGCCGATCGCGCCGCCGACCGAGCCGAAGGCATCGGCCATGTTGCTGGCAGCCGCCTGCGTTGCCGAGACCATGTCCTCAAGGCTCTGCAGGAACTGTTCCTGTTCCTTCACCTGAAAGTCGTGCTCAATGAGCGCAGTCTTGGCGGCCCGGTATCGCTCCCAGGCGGCTGCACCGCGTTCGAGCACAATCTGCTCCTTTTCGGCTTCAAGGTTCGCCAGTTCCTGGGCCTTGGTAGATTTGCCGAGCATCGTGACCTGCAGCTCAAGCGGGGCGACCGTATTCTTGATGAACTCCTTCTCGGCCTGTGCCTTTGTGGCCTTTTCCCAGGCTTCGCCTGCCTCAAGGATCGCGATACGCGCTTCGTCGGTCGGCGCCTTGAGGGCGGCCATCGCCACTTCCATGCGCTTGATCTCGATCGGGGTCTTGCCGATTTTGGCGGTCTCGAGCTCGAGGTTGCGGGCAAAGTCCTGCGCGGCCTTCAGCGCCTTTTCCGCTTCGGTGGTCTTGGGGCCTTTGGCGGTCTTGTCCGCCTTGTCGCCCCGGATCTCTTCGGCCTTGGCCGCAAGGCGCGCTTTGGCCGCAGCGATGGTGTTCTCGCGCCACTTGGCCGAGAAACTGTCCATCATCGACATGGCATCGCCAAAGGCGGTCGAGAACTCACTCTGGATCTGGCCGGCCATACGCGCGGTCGAACCGGCAAAGCTGTTTTCCATGCGCGGCAGAGCAACGCTCTCGACGCGCGAGATCGTCGTGAGGCCAACACGATCGAGAAGTGGATTCACCCGGTCAACCAGCCAGTTGATCGCAGCAATCGCCTTGTTCGCCATGAACTCGACGCCACTGATCGCGAGGTTGGCTGCCCCAACGGCCGCTTCGCCGATGACGCCGGGAAGCGAGGACCAGAGGATCTTGATCGCGCCGAACCCGCCAACCCAGCCTGCATAGATGAAGGCGATGGCGTATTTGCCAACCTGCATGATCGCGTCGAACGCGGTCACTGCCCAGTCCTTGAGGGTCGAGAACACCGAGCCGAGGCTGAGCCCATCCGAGACCGTATTCCAGAGGCCCTTCATGGTGTCGCCGACGGTGATCCCGACCGGCCCCAGCTTCTCCATTTCCTTCTTGGTGAGGCCGAGGCTTTGGGCGTATTTGTCGAGCTCGCCGGTCTGCTTGACGCTGGACTGGAACATCTTGAACGCGCCGAATGCCAGCGCCGCGGCAGCCGCCGCCGCCAACAGGTAGGGGTTGGTAAGCGCGGCGGCAGCTGAACTAGCGGCAAGCCCAACCAGCGCCCGCGCCATGCCGCCGATGCCCATGCCCGCCTGCATGCTGATCTGACCGATCTGGGTTCCCTGCTGCATGAAGACGGTCAGCGGCTTTTGGCCCGAGAACAGGCCGACGACCATGTCATTGAGCTGGAAGACGAGGTTCTGCACATGGTGGCTGGCAAGTTTGGCTGAGCCGCCCATGCGGGTGAGCCCGCCGCCACCTGCCGATCCCAGCGCCTTGTCCGCGCGCGAGGCAGAGTCCGCGATATCACCCATGGCACCTGCCACCGACCGCTTCATGTCAGCCATCTCCTTCTGGAGACGCGCGACATTGGTGATGAGCTCAATCTCGAGGGTGCCGGCTTTCATCGTGCGGGCTCCTTCGAGGTCATGAGCGCCCGGAAGGCATTGGTGACTTTCCGGGAGACTTCATCGCGGTTGAGGCTGGAGGTTGCCGTCCAGGGCGGCGGGCAATCGGGTTCGCGGGCCCGCACCGTCTCGGCAACAAAGTCGACCGAGAGGCGGCGCAGCAGCCGCGATGTCCAGGGCGGAAGATCGTGTCCCGAACAGTGCTGCCAGTGATCGATCGACGCCCATGAGATGGGCACCGACCCCATGGCGCCGGCTTCGCTCGGCCCGAGATCCATCAGATGATCGATGATCCACGGCGTGCGGATCGGCGGCATATCGGGTGTGAGGTCGTCCACTGCCATACGCTGCATGCGGGTCAGTGGTTCGGGATCGGGGTCTGTGCGGCCTTTACTGCTGCTGCGAGGCTTGGGCGCAGTGCCGAGCCACGCCAATTGCCGGACGTAGAGGCTCAGCTCTCGGCCGAGCTCTTCGTAAAATTTGCCCAGTCATTGATGTGGGCGGCGACCTGCGCCGCAATGAACCCGATCGAGGGGTCGGCATAGGCCTTGCAGAACAGCTCCTGGCCCTCAAGGCCATCGGCGGGCGGATAAGAAAAGCCGTTGAAGCTGACTGTGCAGGCAGCGAGGAAATCAGCCTGCTCGGCGAGCTTTTCCTCGGCGGTCTGGTCCATCTTCCCGCGCTTCTTGATCTTGTCCATCAGCTGGTTCTGCTGACGCTGCTGCGCGCGCTGATAGACCTTGGTGCCCGGGCCGTAGACCGTGATCGTCAGCCGCTTCCCTTTGTCGTCAAAGAGCGGGGCGTCATCGCCGCCGACGAGCTCGACGATCGAGGTCTCCGTCGCGGCAAGCTTGGTGATATCAAACATGGGATTTCTCCGTCAGCGTGTCAGGGATCAGGGGGCGAGAACTTCGACGATGCCCACACCAGCGGAGTTGGTGGTGAGTTCGAGGGTCACAGAGGCGGTGGTGATCTGGTCGACCGAACCGACATTGACCTTGAAGCTCATGACCTGTGCCTGGAAGTAGTACTTGTCGCCGTTCTGGGTGGTGACGAGGAAGCTGTGGTCGCTGTCCGAGAGCGAGGCGGATTTGAGCAGGATCTGTCCGGCATCGTCGGTATCGAGGCCGAGCTGGATCGTCATAGTCCCCTGGTTGAAACTGCCCTTCTTCTTGACCACGCCGCGGCTGCCGACAGGGTTGAAGGTGACGAGATTGAACTCGCGGCCAAACTCGCCAAGGTCGGAGACTTCGCCAACCACGGTCATGGTGAGCGCATTGTAGCCGGTGGCGTCAAAAGTCGCAGGGGTAGAGGCCGACACCTTCAAGGTGGTGCCGGCGGAAGTCCGAACGGTCATGGTAGCAGTTCCTTATGAAGGTGAGGCGAGCCGCGCCTCGTTGAATGAGACGCGGAAGTCCTGCGTCTGCATGTGGATGCCGGTCTCCTCGTCGAGGAAATCTGGTCCGGCGGAATCTGTGTGAACGGTGACCTCGGTGAGCCCGTCGATCTGGGGCATCCGGTCGGCAGCGGCCGCGCGGACAGCGGCGATTATGGTTTTGGCTTCGGGATAGGTCCGTGCCAGCACGGTCACCTGCACCCGTTCGGACACCCGGCGCTTCGGCCCCGGAGACGGCACGTTCCGGTCCACGCTGCCAATGCTCGTCAGGGCGATGGCGGGGAGCACAGTGCCCTGCGGCAGGGTGCCCGCTGCAATTCTCCCAGGCGGCACAAGCGCCGTGACGCGCAAGTCACTCACCAAAAGGCTGCGCACCGCAATCACGCCGTTCATTCGTCATCGACCTCGAGCGCGGGAGCCTTAAGATCGCCGATCTGCACGCGGTGGGCGATGTAGGCGCCCATGGCGGTGACCGCTTCCTCGGCTTTCTGCTCCAGCGCGGGGCGCAGAAACGGTTTGGCGGCGTGCCCAGGGTGCATGACCACGGGACCGACAAAGTTCTCGCCAATCTTGAGGCTGCCGCGCTTCAGCATCTTGTTCATCGTGCCGATGCTGACCTTGCGCGGGCCGTGTCGGGTCTGACGGACCGGCGTGTCAGAGTCCGACACCGAGATCAGGTGGGGTGCTACGCCATATTCGATGAAAAGCCCGAGATAGGAGCCTTTGCCCCGAAGTTTGACGTAGGAGGACAGCTTCGCGCCATCGGTCCGTGTGCCGATCCCGATCGCACGCTTCAGCTGTCCGGTTTTCACCGGCACATTGGCCTTGGCCTGTTGCCGGATAACCTTTGCCCCTGCGCGGAGGCCACCCCGGATAACGTTGCGTTCGAGGTTTTTGGGCAGCTGATCGAGCAGTTGCAGCAGTTCGGGGCCACCCTTGAGCCTGAAAGTCATGGCGCGGCTCCTTCACTCGAGTGTTCTTCGACCATCAGCTCGATGGCTTCGCGCCGCCCCAGCATCGAGGGTCCGGCAATGATCTGGTGGATGCTGCCCGCGATGATCACCCGCATGTCGGGCGTGATGCCGGCAAGGTAGCGGAGGCGAATACGGGCCGGACGACGTGCAATCTGGATCTGTTCGGCCATGCGCTCAGCGCGAGAGGGAAGGATGTCCTTCACCTCGGCCCAAACGCAGGCGAATTCGGTCCAGATGACCTCCTCGGTCCCGTATTGGGGGTCACGAGTGATAGTCTTGCGCTCGATCCGGATCCGGGTGTCGAGCTTTGAGGCTAGATCCATCGGGACTGGAGCTGGGCGACCAGCGTATCGAAAGCGAGACAGGTCCCACCTTCGCGGTTTTCGAACAGGGAAGCGGTTTTGACGAGAATGGCCGCCCTTGCGATTGCAAGATCGGGGTCATTCTCGGCAAATCCAGCCGACAGGGTCACCTGGATCAGACCATCAGGCCCAAGCTCGGGCCATGACTTGCCCGATGCCGGGCGAATGCGGGTGAACCCATGCCGCTTGCGTGCGACGTAGTTGCCCTCGGGCAGGATGGTGGTAGCACCATTGGCCGCCGTGTAGCGGATCTCGGCAACCACGCAGGGCCTGACCGGCACCGTGATCTCCTGGCTCCAGCCTTCTTGGCTTAGTTCGAGGGTCTGTTCGCAAAGCCTGAGGCCCGTCCGCTGCTCGAGTTCGGCTTGCGCCGCATCCAGCTTTGCGCCGAGCAGAAGATCCTCGTTATGCCCGTCGAGACGCAGCTGCTGGCGCGCTTCCTCGAGCGTCACGGCGCGATCCTGAGGTGGTTCGACCGTGACGATCTCGGACATTATTCGGCCTTGGTGCGATGGGCAGAACCCGATTTGCGGGTCACGGCCGCCTCATCGGCAACAGTGGGCTCCGCAGCGGCGGGTTCTTCCAGGGCGCCGACCTCAATGGCGAGGCCGCGCTCAATCAGGCTGCGACCGGCCTGGTCATCGACCTCAAAGGTCTGACCAGTTGCGATATTGTTCGAGCTCACCGAGCTCACATGGACAGTGTCCAGGGCTTTGACGATCATGGCGTCCCTCCAAAGGAAATGGGGCCAGCCCTCAGGCCGGCCCCGTCAGATCAGACCTTGGTTGCGGAGGTCGCCGCAGCCGAGAAGTCACCCTTCACGAAGGCCTCGGGACGGTAGACTGCGAGCGCGAGGCGCTCTTCGGCCAGCACCGTCACAAGGTTCTTGCGGAAGTTCTGGTCGTCCTCGGTCGAGATCTCGACCACGGCATCCATCCGGTCGAAGATCTGCGCGCCCAGCTGGAAGGCGCCGGTCAGGAACTTGCCCGTGGCCATCGACTGGGTGGAGACGACCGGCTGGCCCCAGAGCGTCGGCGACAGGTTGCCCTGCGGATTGCCGATGATGAACTGGCCGGTGGTGTCCTTGAGCAGTTCGATGCTGGCCCAGTCAGCCGGGTGCAGCACAAGGCCCGTCGACATGAGTTCGGAAAGCGCGGTCTGCAGCATCGCCAGACGCAGGACGTCGATCTTGGTCACCGGTGCCGGAATGGTGATCGGCGGGGTGAACGCGGTCGCCTGCGTGTAGATGCCGTTGAGGTCCGTGCCCGTGCCTCCGCCGTTCAGCAGCTGGTTTTCTTCGACCAGCGCCAGACCATAGGTCAGGCGACCATCGATGTAGGACTGGAGCATCGGTACGTCGTCGAGGATCTGGCGGGTGGCCAGAACCCAGTGGGCAATCGTGGTGACGCTGCTGGTGACGACATCGAACTTGATGTCGGTCTGCGGCTTGGTGGCGCCTGCCGTTTCCGAGACGGTTGCGGCCGCATTGGTGAAGCCGGTTTCCTTCACATACTGCACCGCATTGCTGGCGGTCCGGCCCGGGGTGAGCAGATCGCGCACCGTCAGACGGCGCTGGCCCGGTGCGATAACGCCCGGAATACGGTCCGGCACGATCAGGTCGCCCGCCGAGCCATTGGCATCGGTGGTGAGCGAGGAGATGATCGACTTCACCTCGACGCTGGCACGCCCGCGCGCCGTCTTGCTGTTCAGGAACGGCAGGATTGCTTCGTTGGAGACGACTTGTTCGCCGAGCGTGCGCGGCTCGTGACGTTCATCGTCTTGCTTCTTGCGGGCGAGCTTCTGCTCGACCTCGTCGAGGCGGGCCTTGGCTTCATTGAGCGCGGTCAGCGCCTCATCGGCCAGCTGCTTGGTGGATGCGGAGAGTTCTTCGCCCTTTGCGGCTTTACCGAGGGCCTCCTCGGCGAGCGCCTTGACCTCGTCATGGCGGGTATCGAAGTCCTTTTTTACGGCCTGCTGCTGCGCGTCAAACGCAGCTTTCACTTCGCCGGCAAGCTGCTCGGCGCTCTTGGTATCGGTCATGGGGTAACTCCGTGCAAGTGAGGTTCAGCCGCGGATTTGCGCGGCGAGTGCCGACAGGAAGTCGGTGGAGGTCTCACTGCCGGACTCACTCCGGAGCAGTGATTTGAGGCCTTTGCCCGCGATTGCGGTGGCCTGGCTTTTCGAGAACCCTGCCTCGCGCAGGAAATTCTCAAAATCGGGGAGCGACGGCAGGATCTGCCCGTCGGTCACAGTCTTAACCGCCGTCACCTTGGCCTCGGTATTCATGGGCATGGTGACAAGGCTGATTTCGCGAAGATCGATCTTCTTGAGACGCAGCACGCCGGCCTTGTAGGGGTCGGGTGCGGCACCGCCCTTGGGGATGGTGTAGCCGATCGAGAGGCCCCCAAGCGCGCCGTGCTTCAGCTTGCCATAGGCGCGCTGGGCAACCGGATCGCCGTCAAGGATCAGCTGGCCGCGCACGAACAGGCCGCGGTCATCCTCGAAGATGTCGCGCCAGACGCCGATGGGCTCGCGCTGGTCGTGCTGCCAGAGCATTGGGATGCCCCAGCCTTCAGCGCGGGCCTTGGCGACGCTCTCCCGGAAAGCGCCCGGTTCGATGAGATCGCCGCCCTGGTCAACATTGCCGAAGGTCGAGGCGTAGCCCTCGAACTGCCCGGTGTCCTGAAGGTCACTGGATTTGAGGGTCAGGGTGAGATGTTTCATTTAGGGGGCTCCGATGGGGCAATCGCTCCGGTTGGCGGCAGCAATCCTGCCTGACTGATGGGCACGTTCTGCATTTGCATACGGGGGACATCGCCGCCTTCGACCGGCGGCAGGTTTTCAAGCGCGCGGACCTCGTTGATGGTCATGACGCCATTGGTCAGCATCTGCTGGTAGAAAGACGCACGCGCTGCGCTGTCGCCGCGCAGCAGGCCTTCCAGGTTGAACTCGATGACGAGCCCGGCCTGCCGATCAGCGGGAGACAGCAGCTGCTTGGCGAGCGCCTGTTCGATACGTTTGAGGCGCCGGCGCAGCGTGAACTTCTGGAACCCGAGGGTCTGTTGTTCGAGCCCGGTGCCCCAGCTGGTGGTCTTTTCGGTGTGGCCGACCATAAAGGGCGGAACGCCGAAGAACCGGCAAACCTCCTCGACCGAGAAGGCCCGGCTTTGCAGCATCTGGGCGTCTTCCGGGCTGATCGAAAGCTGGACCCAGTCCATGCCCCGGTCGAGCAGCATCGGCCGCCCGGCATTGATCGCGCCGGCAAACTTCTCCTGCAGCAGTTCCTCGGCCTGTTTGCGCTGGTCGAGGGTCAGGCTGTCGGCGGTCTTGAGGAGCCCCGACGGCCGCACTCCGTTTCGGAACGTGTCGCCCGAGGCCCGTTCGATCGCCTGCGCCAATCCGAAGGTCTGGCGGCCGAAGCTTAGGGTCGAAAGACCGCCCAGCGGATTGCCGCCGAAGCCCCGGATATGGAGCATGTTGTCCTGGCCGACCATGGAGCGGACCCCATTGTCGGACCACTCATATTCGAGGCTGCCATCACGCAGACGTCGCACCGTCATGAGCTCGGGCGCGATGGGAACGCTGAGCGCCACCACCCGGCCATTGCTGCCCCGGATGATCTCGGCATAGGCATTGCCGCTCAGTTCAATCGAAGCGCAGATGAACTCCCAGAAGTCGACCGCGGTCTGATCGGCGTTCGGGCTGTCGTGCAGGATCCGATAGAGCGGATGGTCGCTCGCGACCGTCCTTGCGCCGCCCCGGGTCCGGTAGACCATGAGCGGAAGCGAGGCGATCGTACCGGCCAGCAGATTGACGCAGGCCCATGCCGAGGCGAGCCCCAGCACCGAGCTGGTCGAAACCAGTTCACCGGTCGTGGTCGTGCGGCCACCTGCGGCCTGCACCAGCCGCGGGTCGGTGAGGCCGATCGAGCGCGCGATGTAGCCGAGCGCCTTCTGAAAGAGGTTCATGCGAGGCTCTTCAGCCAGTCATCGATGGTGCCGGTGGTATCGCCTGCCATCGCTGCCCCCACTGCCATGCACAGCGCGACGGCTGCGTCGATCTTGTTGATGGCCCGCTGCTTGGAGAGCCACTTGTTGTCCCAGCGGTCGGTCTCGGTGACCGCTGACATCATCGCCGAAATGAGGACCGGATTGCGTTTGAGCCGGATGCGGCCTTCAAGGATCAGTTCTTCGAGATGTCGCAAAGAGCCCGGCATCCAGAGCCCTTCGGTCATCTCGCCCGCAGGCTTGGCCCGCTTGGTGCCACCCTGCGGATGCTCGACAAAGGCAAGGTCCAGACCGAGTTCGGCAACTTCCTCTTCGAAACGCCGGAAGGCGTAACGGTCGTAGGCGACCGCCTCGACCCGGAAGTCCGACGCCATTTCGGCGAGCGCCTGCGCCACGTGGCGAAAGCTGATGTTCTCGCCTGCTGGCGCGTTCAGAAATCCGTCGGCAAGCCAGAGGTCGTAGGGCTGTTTGTCCCGCAGCACGCGTGCGCTGAGCGTGTCGCCCGGCGTCCAGACCTCGACCCATGCGTCAAAGCAGGGCTTGCCGTCCTTCTCGCCGTTGCGCTGAACTGCCGCCAGCGCCGTCAAATCCCGGTTCTGGCTGAGGTCGAGCCCGAGCCAGACGGACCCACCAGCCTTGGGTTCGAACTCTGCCAGGAGAGGCTCAAGCGTCGAGCGCGCCATCCAGGCGGTTTCGGCATCCGTCCACACGCAAAAGTGCAGCCGCAGGATGCCGTTCAACTGCCCCGGGATGGCTTTGGCCTGGGCGACCACCTCCGAGAGGTATTGCTCCGTGATCGTGACGCCCAGCAGCGGGTTCGCCTTGATCCAGCAGCTGGGGTCAGTAAGCGGGTCGTCGCCTTCGTCGAGAGCGCAGACATAGCTGAACGTTGTGTCGTCGATGACCTGTCCCAAAAAGGTCGGGTCAGTCGCGGCATCGGGATTGCCAGCCGCCACCCGGATGGCGTGTTCATGTTCCTCCCATGCAACCGAATTGCGGTCCGATCCCGAGTTCGTGATCATAAACAGCAGCGGATCGCGGCGGAACTTGAAGCCGCGCTCCAGCATCTCGATGATCGAGCGATCCGGAAGCTCGTGGACCTCGTCCGCCAGCACAAAATAGGGCCGCGGGCCCGAGCCGGTTTTGCCGGTGTCGCGCGAAACCGGGCGAAAGAAGCTGCCCGAGGACAGGTGCGCAATGTTGAACTCGCGCCCCGGGCCACCCGAGAACTCAAGTCGCCGTGCCAGCGCGGGCGATTGCCTGACCATCCGCACCGCATCTCGGAACAGGATGTTGGCCTGCTCCTTCTTGGCTGCAGCCGCATAGATCTGAGCGCCAGCTTCCTTGCAGGCGGTCATCCCGTAAATGCCGATGCCGCCTGCAACCGGTGACTTCCCGTTGCCTTTGCCCTGCTCGATGTAGGCGCGGCGGAACCGGCGGCGCCCATCCTTGCGTTTCCAGCCGAACAGCGAGCCGACAATGAAAGCTTGGCTCGGCTCAAGCCGGAAGGGTTCTCCTTCGAACTGGCCCTCGGAAAGCTTCAGTACCTCCTCGAAGAAGGCGAAGGCATGATTAGCCGCATCGTGGTCGAACCAGATGCCATCCTTGCGCCTCAGATCCGCGATGTGCCGTTTGCAGGCATTGCGTACATGCGGTCCGGCTACAATCTCGCCTGAGACCACCGCCTTGGCATAGGCCAGCGTCCGGTCAGGCGAAGAAGCGGTCGGCGGGGTCCGCGCCTTCTTCTGGCGGCTGGGCCGCGATCCTGCTCCTGGCACTCGGCGTCATCCCGAATTCTGCGGCGTAGCGCATCATGTCCGCCGCCGCCTTGTTGGCGGTGCCCACCAGCGGGTTCTGGATTGCGTTGCCGTTCGATGTCTTGATCATGAGGCCGCCGGTCAGCTGGTCCTTCTCGGCCATCTTCGCGATCGCACGTTCGGCCTGGACCCAGCGGCCGTAGGCCATGGCGTAGGCGGCAAGCGCGGCCCGATCGATCTCGGAGAGGATCCCAAGGTTGTAGAGCTCGGTCGCCACCCGGTTCCATTCCTCAACCGCATCAGCGGTCAGATGGTGGGGAGGAGCCGGAATAGCCGCCTTGGTCTTTGCTTCCTTGCGGTTCAGCGTCCGCTTGCCGGGGTTACCCGTGACCAGTTTCAGATGGGTCGGTTTGGGTTTCGTTCCGGGTTTCATCGCTTATGTCCTGCGTCTGCCCGGCCGAAATCTCTGCAAAGGTCCGTCCATCTCCTTCGAGCCGGGCCTCATGCCCCGTAAAATCCTGCCAGCGTTTGATGGCGACATCGACGTAGGCCGGGTTAAGCTCGACCGCGTGGATCGAGCGGCCGGTCATTTCACCGGCGATGATCGTGGTGCCCGAGCCTGAGAACGGCTCGTAAATGGCTTGGCCGGGGCTGGAATTGTTCTCGATCGGGCGCTTCATGCACTCGACCGGCTTCTGGGTTCCGTGACCCGTCTCGTTCTTCTTGGGCTTGGCGATGTGCCAGACGGTGGTCTGTTTGCGGTCACCAGCCCAGTGTCCTTTTGCGCCCTTCTTCACGGCGTACCAGCAGGGCTCATGCTCCCAATGATAATCGCCTCGCGAAAGGACGAGCTGGCCCTTGTCCCAGATGATCTGGGAGCGGAGCAGAAGGTCGCAGGCAGCGAGGCTGTCGCCGACCACACCAGCATAAAGACCGGCGTGCCAGACATAGGCGACGTCGCCCGGGAACAGCGCCCATGCTTCGCGCCAGTCGGCCTTGTCGTCGTTCAGCACCTTGCCCTTGGCAGTGCCGGAAGCGGCAACGCCCGCCTTTTCGCGCCAGGCGGGATCATATTCCACGCCGTAGGGCGGATCGGTGACCATCAAGTGTGGCGAGACCCCGTTCAGCGCCTTGGCGACGGTGTCGGCATCGGTGCTGTCACCGCAGACCAGCCGGTGCTTGCCAAGCAGCCAGACATCGCCAGGTTTGGCGATGGGGTCGATGGGCGCTTCGGGGATTTCGTCGGGATCGGTGTTACCCTCGGTCTTTTCGGCAAGCAGCTTGGCCAGTTCATCATCCGAAAAACCGGTCAGCATCAGATCGAAATCGAAGCCCTGCAGATCGCCGAGTTCGACGGCCAGCAGCTCGAGGTCCCAGCCAGCGTTCAGCGCCAGCTTGTTGTCGGCGATGACGTAGGCCTTTTTCTGGGCTTCACTCCAGCCCTTGGCGACCATGGTCGGGATCTGGCTGAGGCCCAGCTTTCGGGCTGCGAGCAGTCGGCCATGTCCGGCGATCAGGCCGCCGTCCTCATCAACCAGGATCGGGTTGGTCCAGCCCCATTCGCGGATCGAAGCCGCGATCTGGGCGACCTGTTCGTCCGAGTGCGTGCGGGAGTTGCGCGCATAGGGCGTGATCTTCTCTATCGGCCAGAGCTCACTGCTCTGGGCCGGCCAGTCCTGATCCATAGATGTCCTTGAAACGGGTTTGACCGCGGTAGCCTTGTGGCTCGCGGCTCTTGGTCAAATTGTCGGATCAGGTGGAGATCGGGCTATCGCCCGCGCGTCAGACCAGTTCGAGCTCGGTCAGCACCTTGGCGGTGTCGAGCAGCTGATCGGTCCGGACCGTGATCTCGATGGTGAAGCTGTCGGCGGTCGCGCTGGCGTAGACGCCGCCCTCATAAAGTTCCTGTTCGATCGTCTCGATCACCGTGAAGATCCGGCTGCGGTCGAAGTTCTCCGGCAGCGTGCGGATCGCAAGGCGGATGGTGCTGGTGATACCCGAGCTCATGCGGCCTGTGCCTGAAGGCTGAAGTAAAGGACGAAGCCCTTCAGGTAGGGCAGCCCCTTGGGCATCGCGATCTCGCGCGCCGTTTCCCGGTTAATGGTCCATCCCATCCAGCGAGTGATCGCCGCTTCGATGGCTGCGGTTAGGTCGAGCCCCGCGTGGATGCCGTTGTGGACGTCATCTGCGAAGTGGCGGCCGTGGCGGCTATCAAGAAAATCCCGAACCCCTTCCGCCGTGCCTTCAGTTGCCGCCAGCACCGCCGGGAAGGCAATCGCCCAGGCAGTTTCGGCTTCGGCGAAGGCGCCGCTGCTGCCATAAAAGCCCCATGCTTCGTTGGCGGTTGGCAAGGTCGAGTTCGTCATCTGCGTCGCTCCGTGTTCGTGAAGCGACTACCGCTCTTATCGGGACGACTATCCAGTCAATTCGACGGAAATCTGCGACTTTCTGCTTTCTGACCCCCGGTCGCTAACTCGCGGTTGCGTGAATTTTGGGCCAAGCGCGGTGTCCCCCGCCGAGGCCCCAGACTTTCGAGCCGCCCCCCGTTCAGGCTAATTATGTTGCGCGCAAGCGACCCTCGGGGTTACCCTCGTGGCATTCCGCTAACTGAGGTGCGACTTGGACGCAGATCATACCTTCAAAATCCTGAACCGGTATGAAGCTAGGTTCGGTAAGCCGGCGCCGCACCCTATGCACGTGGAACCTGAAGACGTTGCAAAAGTCGCTCAGCACTTCCTGAAACTGGGAAAGCCAATCCCAGACGCTTACGATTGGTATCCTGATTTGCCTGATGGCGCCTTGATCTGATCAAGCGGCCACCCGTCGGGGCCCACGGCGACCGTCCTGCGTTTGCCGAATTGTTCGGCAGTCCGGTTGGCATGGCACTCGGCGCAGAGGCAGCGGATGTTGCTGTCTTCGTCCGATCCGCCATGGCTCAGAGGGACGATGTGATCAGGTGCGGTCGCCTCGCGGACAATCCCGGCGGAGGCGCAATCGCGGCAGAGGGGCTCTGCCTTTAATCGACGCAGGCGCTGCGCCATGCCTTGGCGTCCCCGAAGTCGTTCAGCCATTGCGCAACGCCTGCAACGAGAAACGCCCGGAAGCTGGTAAGCCCCGGGCGCAACTCGCATCACTACATTTCGGAAACATCTACAGTAGAGCAATGCCCCCGTCAATGCTGAATTGTATTTTTATCGTTGAATCACAGTTTGTTAGGTCAACCGCTAGGCGGACGATACTGGCAGCGAACTGTCCCTGTTGATACCGAACAGGGTGACCAGTGCTTCGAGCCCGTGCGCCAGATTACGCAGGTCCGCGTCTCCCCAGCCTGCGGCATCCACCTCGTAGCAGACCACCGCGTGGACAAGCATGCTCGGTCGCCGACCGGTCGCGGCGATGGCATCGTGGTCAGCAGTCCGCAGCATCAGGATGGCCGCCGCTGCCCGCTTGCGGATCTTCTCGACGTAGTCCGGATCGTACTCCGTGAGACTGCGGCCGAAGATCCCTTCATCGAGGAGCAAGCCGGTAGCGGAATGCGGGTGGATCGGCGGCAGTCCCATGACCGCCCGGTTGCGAGCCATGAGGTCACCATAGAGCTCCGCAGCTGCCAATTGCTCAGCCGTGATCTTGCCAGCGAATGCCAACCGCCCGATCGCCGAGCCCAGACGCTCGTCCTTCGCCTGCCTTGCGGTGACGCCATACTGACGTTGCCGGGCATCCAGGACGGTTGCTGTGACCTCCCGCATGGTCTCGGCTTTGCCCGGCTGGACCAGCTTGCCGCAGGGGTGGCGGCGGCCCGCCTTGCGCTTACGACCGCGAGCCACGGATTATCTCCGGGATGAGCGCTGCATAGCCGATTACGTCGATGGGGCCGTCAGCATAGTTGGGGTCGTGAGCGATCCGCGCCAGCTTCAGGTCGATCATGCACAGCGCGACCTGCTGGGCTGTGACAGGCGTGCCAAGGGTGATCGACCAGCGCCGGGCGATCGCCTCCATCTGGGTCTTGGGATCGCCATAGGCAGCGCCGCGATCTTCGAGCACCTGCGCCACGCGTTTCAGAAAACCAGCCGCGCTCACCGGATACCTCCACGGGTCTCGATGGCCCAGAGCAAGATCGCGATCGCGTCAGCCTCGTTGTCGTCGGAAGGCGCAAAGCCCTTGGCTTGGACGGCTGCGATGACAGCCGCCTTGTCGGCATTTCCCTTGCCGGTAATGAACCGCTTGATCGTGCCAACCGGCACACCTTGGTAGGCAACCAAGTGCTCTTCGCACCACGAAGTCAGCATACCCAGCAGGCCGCCGTAGACATGGGCCGCGTCGGTCCCGGCGTGGCGACGGACCTCCTCGAAGTAGATCGCTTCGATTGGCCCCGCATCGAGATCAAGCTGTTCGAGCCAGCGCCGGAAGCGCAGGTAGCGCATGCCGCCGCCGTCGTAGCGGGTGTGCTTCAGCGACACAGTCCCGGTGCTGATGTGGCCATCGGACGACTGGAGCGCCCAGCCGGCGCTGGTGCCAAGGTCGAGGGCAAGGATGGCTCCGCGGCGGATCGTTCCGCCGACGTTGGCTTGAGCCGGATTGGGGCAGGCAACGGCCTGCATTTCAGGCAGGGTCATGACGACCTCCTCTTCGTGTGGGGCGGTCGGGGCGAGGACTGGGCCGGTGAAGGCTGGCAGCTCGCCCGGACCCGAAGCGGGTCTGGTCAGGTCGTCATCCGGGCGGACATTGCCGCCGGAAATCTTCATGGGGTTTGAGCTGGGCCGATTGAAACATCGGAGCATCCAACCCCTTGAGTAGGCGATGGAATATATAATATTTCAATTATTATTATTTTATGGGGGTACTCCTCTCCATCTTTAAAACGCGCGCGTGCACGAGGGGATATATAAGGCACCCCTTGAAAGATTGAACTTTCTCCGAAACCCGATTTTTTTACATAAATCCATGCACTTGGATGCCATAAAGCTGCTTTTGACGGATATTGGGCCATTGAAGGACCATCCAAAGGGGGGATGCATCACGATGGCCCTTGGAGGTGTGTGGCGACCTTTTTGCCACTCGCGTCCCGCCAATTACCCGACCAGCGAGCCAGCCTGTAGACCATGGCCTGCCTGGTGGCCGAACTGCGCATCCCCGTCGTCACGTCACCGCTCTCGATCAAGGTCTGGATGATATCGTCGCGGTCCCGCGATTTGAGCCACTGGGAGCCACGGGTCAGTTCAGACTTGGTGATGCCCTTGGCGCCGGCTGCCCGGATCAGTTCACGCAGACGTTTCAGGTGAGCCTCGGTCTCGGTATCTGCGACATGGCGGTCCACCGCCTCCATTGCCCGCTG